TTACTTGTCAAAAATGGCTATTGCATCGTGTTTTTTCTGAGTATATAAATGGCTGTAAGTGCCCATCGTTTCAGTGATTTGAGCATGTCTCATGAGTGACTGTAAAACGAAAATATCTACACCATTATTTGCAAGATAAGATGCATAAGAATGTCTTAACGCGTGAATGTTATAATGAGGGAAAGCTTTTTGAAATTTCTTTTGAACATGACTGTAATGTTTGGGAGCCATTCCTCCGAAAATAAAATAACTACGTTCATCAAAATATTTGTTTAACTCTTTTTCACGTTGGTGTCGTTCAGTTAACATTGTATTGATGAATTTAGGTAAAGGAACAATATCCTCTGAACTATCTGTTTTTGGTCTCGGATATATAGTTCTATTAGAGATGTCCATTGTTTTATTTATGGATATCTCTTTTTTATATTTATTGTAGTCTGTCCAAACAAGCGCCATAGCTTCGCCAATCCTCAAACCTGTATAAAACATTAATGTAAATAACTCTCTGTAATCTTGCTCTTCAATGTCTTTTATTCTTTCTTCAAATTCTTCACGCATCATAAACTTAGGTTTTGGTTTTACACGCGGAATAGGTTTAATTGATATTGTTGGATCTGTACGTAATCCAAAGTATTTTTTAGCATAATTAATTACAACTTTAAAACCTGACCAAATTGTACGAGCAGAATTTGTTGACGCTACATTCTCTATTAGATATTTACGAAACTCTTGGCATTGATTTTGTGTTATCTTATTCATTTTTATGTGCCCGAACTTAGCTTTAAAGTGTTTATGATATTCATTTTGTTTGCGTCGTTTTGTTTTAGGTCTCAAATCGCTATTTTCTAAATAGTGATGAAAAACGTAATCAAATGTTTTTGAATCACTATATCCTTCGTTTACGTCATTCAAAAAAATAGCCTCTGCTCTCTTAGCTTCACGCTTAGTTGAAAAACCGCGTTGCATCTTACGTTTGTTATTACCGTATACATCTTTATATCTAATAGAAAAATACCATTTACCTATATTATCATCCTTATATACTGGCATTTTGCTTCTCCCTCCTCAAAATTGGCAAAAAATAATAAGGGTAGGCGGGCTACCCGAAATTTTATTGTTGAATTACTTCGCTGTTTTGACGTTTGAAATTGTCGAAATCATTTTGTGCTTTCTTCCATGAATTATAGTCTTGTCCGTCTTGTACTGCCCATGAACCACCTATGCCGGCAGTATGTCCACCATTCTGACGTTTGTTTTCTTCTGTTGCTCTTTTCGCTTCTTGATAAGCGTTATAAGATGTGTCGCTTGAAAACTCATCTTTGACTGGTGCATTGTTGTTTTTATTAGAAGCGGGATTATTTTGTGATTGATTTTGTTTAGGTGCGTTATTAGTTTGTTGATGATCATTAACATTTGTGTTGTTATCGTTGTTTACTTGATTATTGTTATCGTTTTGATTAGCATTTTCTTTTTTCACTTCTGCTTTGTCTTTAGTTTCTTTCTTTTTGTCTTTGTTCTCTTTCTTTGTTTCCGCTTTCTTGCTTTCCTCTTTCTTATCGCCGTCGTTGCTACCACATGCACCTAATACTAACGCGCTAGCTAAAATTAAATATAATAATCTTTTCATGTTTTACACTCCTTTATTTGCTATTTGTTTTAATAAATCTATGACTTCGTTGTTTTGCTCGATAATTCTATTATTTTGCTTTATTAGTTCGTCTCGTTGAGCTATAGAGACAAAGTTTTGTTTTAATTGCGTATCGTAGAATACGAATTTAGCTTGTTTATCTACGTTTGTTGTGAATGTACCTAAACCGTTGTAGACTTTCAATAGTGTAGGGTTAATATTTTGCTTTTGATATGCGTAAGTCGTAACGTCGGTAGCTTCTTTAATACCTTGTCCGTTTAAACTTTTAGCTGATTTTGATTCGTATTCTTCGTTAGTGTTTTTAAAATTTTCAGATTTATAAAGTTGGATATCAAGTTCTTTTCCTTCTTTAAAATCATTTAATATCTTTCTTTTTTCATCTGTTGTCATTTTTTTATACATGTCAATCTTTCTATTGCTTAATTTACTGAACATTTTTGTTTCTGTTAGAATTTCTTTGAAAGTTAATTTATCTCCTGCCATTCTCATTTCTCCTTTACTTTTTACAATAAAGCGCCACACAGGCGCTATTAATCAAAAATTCGATAGTTATAAATAACTTTGCCTATCACTTCGATTTCATCAATAGAATCTAAATCGTAAGAATTAGTTTTAAATTCATCTGAATAGCTTATTGGGTCTAAATGTAGTTTTGTTTCAGTACGTCTCACACGCTTAACTGTATATTCGCCACCTAGTCGTAATACAAGTATGTCATTGCTATTAAGTCTATGATCACAAGACTTTCTATAATCATGGACAATTATATAAGAACCGTTAGCAAGTATTTTGTTCATGCTATCACCATTTATTTGTAACGCTATGCATTCACTAGGCTTACGACCATTAAAGGCTACGTCTGGAATATCAAAATCTTTTGTTTCAATTTCGACTGTCTCAAAATTTCCAGCAGAAACTTTTCCATAAAATGGCACTTGATAGTAATGATTAATGTTTTCTAATGGAACAATATCATCTTCTAAACCAATTAAATAATCCATGCTTACACCGAAGTAAGAAGCTAGTTGAGATACAGTTTTCGCTATGGGTTCTGATTTGTTATTTTCCCAATTGGACAATTTACCTTTAGTAAAACTGTTTTTCTTGTCCTTTGAAGGGAATTTTTCATGCAGTTCATCGCTAAGTTGTTGTAAAGTCAAACCTTTTTGCTTCCTTAAATTTCTTATTCTATCTCCAAAAGTCATTTCGTTCTAACTCCTTATTATTATTTATCCCCATGAATTTAATATACACCATGTGTTGTTTATTTACAACACTTATATAAGAAGAAATAAAAAAAGTTATAAAAATACGACAAAAGTGTTGCAAAAGTAAAAAGAGTGGTGTAGTATAATAGACAAGTCGTAAATACACGACTTAGAAAAGAGGTGCGCAAATGAACGGATATAACAAGTTGAAAGGTTTGTTAACAGAAAGAGGCATCAAGAATAAAGATTTAGCCGAATTACTTGATATAAATAGAACAACTGTTAATAAAAAACTAAATCGAACTAATGGGAACGACTTTTCAATGTCAGAAGTAAGAGCAATTTGTTTGTACTTAGATATCAGTGCAGACATATATTTTTTAAACCAAAGTCGTGAAAACACGACAAAAGAGAAACAAACGCTTTAATAGGAGGAACTACAAATGGAATTTGAGTATATAGATTTAATCGATGATACAAGAATAAAAAACTGTACTCTTCGTGAAATGGAAGGTAATGAAATGGAGTTACCCGGCACTTATGTAGTTGCGACCTACACAAATGCACAAGGTAACAAAAACCAACTGATTATAAACCCTGATTATATCTTGAAAATGAAATACAAGAGTTTAAGAGCGGTTGATTAAGATTGAGCAAGCACGCTACCAGCCAAACTTTTAGCTTTCTTACCACTTCGTTTATCTCGAAGTACTTTGCTAGCAAGTTTAGCAGTTCTGCTAGTAGATTGCTTACCGTTTTTCTTGCCTCTTTTAGCCATAAGCATCACCTCCTTAGGTTGATAACAACATTATACACGAAAGGAGCATAAACATTATGCAAGCATTACAAACATTTAATTTTAAAGAGCTACCAGTAAGAACAGTGGAAATTAAAAACGAACCTTATTTTGTAGGAAAAGATATTGCTGAGATTTTAGGATATGCAAGGACAGACAATGCCATCAGAAATCATGTTGATAGTGAGGACAAGCTGACGCACCAATTTAGTGCATCAGGTCAAAACAGAAATATGATCATTATCAACGAATCAGGATTATACAGTTTAATCTTTGACGCTTCTAAACAAAGCAAAAACGAAAAAATCAGAGAAACCGCTCGAAAATTCAAACGCTGGGTAACATCAGACGTCCTACCAGCCATTCGTAAGCACGGTATATACGCAACAGACAATGTAATTGAACAAACATTAAAAGATCCAGACTACATCATTACAGTGTTGACTGAGTATAAGAAAGAAAAAGAGCAAAACTTACTATTACAACAAGAAATCGGAGAGCTAAAACCCAAAGCAGACTATGTAGATGAAATCTTAAAGTCAACTGGCACATTAGCCACAACTCAAATCGCGGCAGACTACGGTATATCAGCACAAAAGTTAAACAAACTACTACACGAAGCTAGACTACAACGAAAAGTAAATAAACAGTGGGTGCTTTACTCAGAACACATGGGCAAGAGTTACACAGATTCAGACACTATAACAATTGTGCGTTCTGATGGCAGAGAAGACACAGTTTTACAAACTAGATGGACACAAAAAGGCAGATTGAAAATACATGAAATCATGACTGAATTTGGTTATGAAGCTAATTTAGGGGGAGCGTAAATGACACCAGAACAAAAAGAAAAGCTAAACAATATAGTATTAACACTTTATGCAGTTAAAGAAAACAAAAGTCAAACATACACACACAAAGATACTCTTACTGTGACATATGCAGGCGAGATTGAGCACACTTACGAAGTCGACAGAGAGAAACACCTTGAATCAATGATTGAGTGGGCAATTGACCAAATCGAACAGCACTTTGATTTAGACGAAGAAGAATAACGCACAATTGAACAAACAACTTAATAGGAGGAATTACAAATGAACGCACTATACAAAACAACCCTCCTCATCACAATGGCAGTTGTGACTTGGAAGGTTTGGAAGATTGAACGAAATACGAGAAAGCCTGTAATCAATCGAAATGATTTTAGTAAAGAGTCTACAGCAGAAACGATTGAGCGACACAGTGATCCTGATTCAGGAATAAAACTACTTAAGGCATTTTCCGACTTCACTAAACAAGCTGAAAAGCAAAAACCTACACTAGGAGAAGTTTATAGACGGAACAAACCTGAATTACCAACCGTTACTTTAGACGAAAACGGACTGTTTATAAATGATTTTAGGGTGCCTTATGTACTTGAGGAAGGGGTTAACGTAAAGAAATCTATGAACAACCTATATAAGGTCAGTTTGGACTTTTTCGCTAAAAGTATTATTGCAGATAATTACGAAGCAGATAACCCAGAGAATCAACAGTTATTTTAAAGGAGGAAAAGATATGATGAAAAATAGTTTGCAAGCTAAAGAACTTGCGGTAATTTTATCTGTTTCAAAATCCAAAGCAGGACAAATAATAAGAGAACTGAATAAAGAGCTTGAAGACGAAGGGTACATTGCGATACGAGGCAGAATACCAGTCCAATTAGCTAGGAAAAAATTCCCTTATCACGACTTATCAGACGAGAGAATAATGGAGGAGTTGAAAAAAGAAAATGAGTAACATTTATAAAAGCTATCTATTAGCAGTATTATGCTTCACAGTCTTAGCAATTGTACTCATGCCGTTTCTATACTTCACTACAGCGTGGTCAATTGCAGGATTCGCAAGTATAGGGACATTCATATTTTATAAAGAATACTTTTATGGGGTGGATGATTAAATGACTTGGTTTGAAGAATACGTTAAACCTAGTGTGGAATGGGAAAGAAAGGCAGAACAAGCTGTTTTAAGTGATGATGAAGTTAAAACGATCACTGAATATAGAAAGAAGTACAACAACCCGCATATTTACATGTCGGCTCAGAACAGAAATTATCTTGTTGAATATTTAGATAGACATACTGGAGACATAGTATTACACAATTCAAAACTTAAGAAATCATCCAGAAGAAGAGTGCATCAATATTTAATGGTCGGCCAAATAGTAGTGCCGGGCGAACCAAAAGGCACAATTTATGAAGCATCTCTGATAATAAGATAAAAAAACTGCTACTTGCGCCAACAAGTAACAGAGACAAACGATTAGCAAAATTAATTCACGTTCAATATAAAACGAAAAACGGAGGAAGTCAAGATGTATTACGAAATAGGCGATGTATGTCAGAAGGTAATTAATGTAGACGGATTTGATTTTAAATTAGCAGTTAAGAAGAAGGACCACAGCATTCTGGTGAATATCTTAGATTTAGAAGATAAGTTTATCGACGGCATAAACATAACTAATGAGAACGATCTATACACAGCATTAGACATATTAAATCAATCTATTTACGAATGGATTGAAGAAAACGCAGATGATTATGACAGACTAATTAACTTAGTCATGAAATGGTAGGTGCGATATGAAACCACATAAATTTAAACGAATGGCAATTGACTTAATAGAACGTGTACAAAGCACTTCTTATCAAGTTGATTATAAGTACAACGTTATATGGGTCTGGCACTACAGCGATGACTATTTAGGAAAAGTCGCATCAATAAATATGCACAACAATGTAGATGACGATAACACAATATTGGCTAGATACGAGAAAGCTAAAAAGATGCTAGCGGGGGAGGTGTTAAGCGATGGCTAATCTATATGAGTTATCAGAAGCATTTAAAGAGTTGTCTAATCAAGATGAATTAGACCAAACATTATTAAAAGACACATTAGATTCTATTCAAGCAGAAATGAATGTCAAAGTAGATAACATTGTCAATTGGAGACGTGAAACTTTAGGTGACATAGATGTCATAGATAAAGAGATTAAACGACTTCAAAATTTAAAAAAACAAAAACAAAATTTAACTGATCGATTAAGAGATTACTTAAAAGAAATGTTAGAAACACAAGAAGTAGATAGTTACCGCACAGCTACTAATCATATTTTTAAACGCAAAAACGGAGCTAGTAAAAATATTATCGATGAAAAACTTATTCCAAAGGATTATTGGCTATCACAAGCCCCGAAACTTAATTCTAAGCAACTAATCGATGATTTGAAAGCTGGGAAAGATATTCCTGGCGTTGAATTAAAGGTAACAGAAAGTCTGGTGATTAAGTGATGAGTGAGGAACAAGACATTTTACAAGAACTAGGTATTGAAGAAATTAACGAAGATACTCAGAACTATTATTCAATTATGGTATATGGCAAATCAGGAACCGGAAAGACGACTTTAGCCACTAGAGAAAACAACGCTTTTATTATTGATATTCACGAAGATGGCACTCAAGTAACGCGGCAAGGTTTTGTGAAGAGGGTCGACAATTACATTGCTTTTAGAAACACAATTGCGAGTATTGAATCGATTGTAAATACAGCTAGACAAAGAGGAAAGTTACTTGATGTGGTTGTAATTGAAACAGCACAAAAGTTAAGAGATATAACGCTGACTCATGTGATGAACACGCACCAAGTCAAAAAAGCAAGAATTCAAGATTATGGGGAAACATCTAAATTAATTGTTAACTCGATTAGGCACCTATTAAAGGTTAAAGATAAGCTCGGATTTCACGTTGTGCTTACAGGACATGAAGGGCTTAACTCAGAAGATAAAGATGAGAACGGAAAAATTATTAACCCTAGAATATCAATTGAAGTACAACCGGCAATACACAATAACTTAGTAACTCAGTTCGACATTATAGGACATACATTTATAGAAGATCATACAGATGAGAACGGAAATGCGACACACGACTATGTATTTTCTGTAGAACCTTCTAATTTATATACAACTAAAGTTAGGCATAATCCGCAAATAACAATCAATAATCCAGGTATTAAAAATGCTTCAATTTCAAAAATTATAGATATGGCACAAAACGGAAATTAATAAAAAACTAAAAAGGACGGTATAAAAATTATGAAAATCACTGGTAGAACACAATACATTCAAGAAACTAATCAAGAGGCATTCATGAAAGGTGGGGACTTTTTAGGAGCTGGAGAATTTACAGTAAAAGTTGCAAATGTCGAGTTTAACGACAGAGAAAACAGATACTTCACGATTGTTTTTGAAAACAACGAAGGTAAACAATACAAACACAACCAATTCGTCCCACCATTCCAACAAGATTATCAAGAAAAACAATATATCGAGTTACTTAGTAGATTAGGAATTAAATTGAACTTACCAGATTTAACTTTTGACACAGATCAATTAATTAACAAAATGGGAACTATTGTACTTAAAAATAAATTTAACGAGGAACAAGGCAAGTATTTTGTAAGACTCTCATATGTAAAAGTTTGGAATAAAGACGATGAAGTAGTTAATAAACCAGAACCTAAAACTGATGAGATGAAACAAAAAGAACAGCAAGCAAATGGGAAACAGACGCCAATGAGTCAACAATCAAACCCATTCGCTAATGCTAATGGTCCAATAGAAATCAATGATGATGATTTACCGTTCTAGGACGTGGTTTAAATGCAATACATTACAAGATACCAGAAAGACAATGACGGTACTTATTCCGTCGTTGCTACTGGTGTTGAACTTGAACAAAGTCACATTGATTTACTAGAAAACGGATATCCGCTAAAAGCAGAAGTAGAGGTTCCGGACAATAAAAAGTTGTCTATAGAACAACGCAAAAAAATATTTGCAATGTGTAGAGATATAGAACTTCACTGGGGCGAACCAGTGGAATCAACTAGAAAATTATTACAAACAGAATTGGAAATTGAAAAAGGTTATGAGGAAATCAGTCTGCGCGACTGTTCAATGCAAGTTGCGAGGGAGTTAATAGAACTGATTATAGCATTTATGTTTCATCATCAAATACCTATGAGTGTAGAAACGAGTAAGTTGTTAAGCGAAGATAAAGCACTATTGTATTGGGCTACAATCAACCGCAACTGTGTAATATGCGGAAAGCCTTACGCTGACCTAGCGCATTATGAGGCAGTCGGCAGAGGTATGAACAGAAATAAGATGAATCACTATGACAAACATGTATTAGCGTTATGTCGCGAACATCACAACGAGCAACATGCGATGGGCGTTAAGTCGTTTGATGATAAATATCACTTGCATGACTCGTGGCTAAAAGTTGATGAGAGGCTCAACAAAATGCTGAAAGGAGGAGAATAATGGTTAAATCGATATTTTTACAAGATGGAGAAGAAATTTTTGTTGATGATGAAGATTATGAGAGAGTTAATCAATATATTTGGACAAAATCTTATGTAGATAACGTTAGAAGAATTCACACAAAGACACTCAACGTTAGCTTAAGTGGATTTGTATTAGAAAATGGTTTTCAAAAAATAAAAAATAATGATTTTACCAAAAACAACATCACTTCAATTGGTTATCAACAACGATGGGCAAGGCCTACAAGAAATACTTCGAGTATCTATAAAGGTGTTTATTTAAATCGAAAAACAAAAAAATGGTCTGCTGTAATAAAAATTGATAGCAAATCTAAATATTTAGGTAGTTTTGTTAATGAATGGGAGGCAGCTAAAGCATACAACAACGCAGTAGATAAATATTGGGACGGACAAGGTTATAAGAATCATAAAAATCAAAATGACTCTATATTTGAATATGAATACAAAACTTACAAAGACCAAAAACGTCGTAGAAGAGGAAAAAGTAAGTTCAAAGGAGTCTATTTAACTCAAAGTGGTTATGTAGCGCAAATAACTTATAAAAGAAAGACATATCATATTGGATGGTCAAAAAATATTTATGAGACTGCTCTCATGTTTAATAAAATTAATTTTTATTTACATGGTTCAGACGTAATCCTTAATGACGTACCTATGACAGATGAACTTAAAGAATTCATATCTAACTGGGAAATACCGGACAAAATAAAAGCGCTGAAAGGAGAAAACAATGGGAGAAGTATCGTGGATAAAACTTAAAGTTGGCATGTTTGATGACAGCAAAATCAAATATATCGAAGCTTTACCCGAAAGAGATACGATCATAACTATTTGGGTTAAGTTGCTAACTTTATCAGGAAAGTACAACGAACAAGGTTACATTATGCTATCCGAAAACTTGCCGTATAACGAAGAAATGTTAGCGAATGAGTTTAGTCGACCTATTAACTCAATAAGGTTAGCAATTCAAACTTTTGAGACATTGGGCATGATTGAAAAAGTTAATGGTGTCATAAAAGTGACAAACTGGGAAAAGCACCAAAACATTGAAGGACTCGAGAAAATCAGGGCGCAGAACAGGTTGAGGAAACAAAAACAACGAGAAAACAACAGAAAATTGCTAAATGGTCACGTGACGTCACGTGACAGTCACGCAACAGAAGAAGATAAAGAATTAGATAAAGAATTAGATAAAGAATTAGAAAGAGATAAAGAAAAAGATATAGATAAGAACTTAAGTTCAAATAATAGCGCAACTGACGTTACGCATGAGCAATTTGAGGAATGGTGGAAACTTTACGACAAGAAGAAAGATAAGAAGATGTCTTTTACTAAATTCAAATCATGCTTAAAGAAACATTCTTTTGAACAAATCATGCAAGGCACTCGAGAGTATTTAAAAACTATTACAGACAAACAATATCAAAAGTACCCCAAAACGTTTTTAACTAACGAAAGCTATATGAATGATTATAGCGAAGAGGTTAAAGAAACTGGCATAGATCAATTGGAACGTATGAAGTACGACGAAAGTTATTGGGATTAGGGGGATATTATGAAACCACTATTCAGCGAAAAGATAAACGAAAGCTTGAAAAAACATCAACCTACTCATGTCGAAAAGGGATTGAAATGTGAGAGATGTGGCAGTGAATACGACTTATATAAGTTCGCTCCTACTAAAAAACACCCGAATGGTTACGAGTATAAAGACGGTTGCAAATGTGAAATCTATGAGGAATATAAGCGAAACAAACAACGGAAGATAAACAACATATTCAATCAATCAAACGTTAATCCGTCTTTAAGAGATGCAACAGTCAACAACTATAAGCCACAGAATGAAAAACAAGTACAAGCTAAACAAACAGCAATAGAGTATGTTCAAGGGTTCTCTACAAAAGAACCGAAATCATTAATATTGCAAGGTTCATACGGAACTGGTAAAAGCCACCTAGCATACGCTATCGCAAAAGCAGTTAAAGCTAAAGGACATACGGTTGCTTTTATGCATATACCAATGTTAATGGATCGTATCAAAGCGACATACAACAAAAATGCAGTTGAGACTACAGATGAGTTAGTCAGATTGTTAAGCGATATTGATTTACTTGTACTAGATGATATGGGTGTAGAAAACACAGAACACACTTTAAATAAACTTTTCAGCATTGTTGATAACAGAGTAGGTAAAAACAACATCTTTACAACTAACTTTAGTGATAAAGAACTAAATCAAAATATGAACTGGCAACGTATAAATTCGAGAATGAAAAAAAGAGCAAGAAAAGTAAGAGTAATCGGAGACGATTTCAGGGAGCGAGATGCGTGGTAATCACAAAACAAAATATAAAAGAAATATTACATTGTAGAGATGTATATGCTCAAAAGATGATTGATTTTGCAAACGGAGACCAAGAGAAACTTAAAAAACTTATTGATGATAAGTTGAAAGAAAAAGAAGAAAGACCCGCAATCGTCGAATATTAAGGAGTGTTAAAAATGCCGAAAGAAAAATATTACTTATACCGAGAAGATGGCACAGAAGATATTAAGGTCATCAAGTATAAAGACAACGTAAATGAGGTTTATTCGCTCACAGGAGCCCATTTCAGCGACGAAAAGAAAATTATGACTGATAGTGACCTAAAACGATTCAAAGGCGCTCACGGGCTTCTATATGAGCAAGAGCTAGGATTACAAGCAACGATATTTGATATTTAGAGGTGGCACATGGAAATAGAAATTAAATTTAATGAAACGTACGAGGCACCTATGGGCTCGCCTCGTCCACGCTTTCGTAATACAGGTAGATTTGTACAAACCTACATGCCAACGGCTTATACAAATCATAAAGCGTATATACAAGGGCAAATGCCTAAGTTGAATCTAGAACATGCGCTAAAAATCGAATTAGACTTTTACTTTCCATTGCTTAAATCGTGGTCGAAGAAAAAGAAAAGGGAAATGGTTGGGCAGTATAAAGTGACTAAGCCGGATATCGACAACTTAATTAAAACGGTATTAGATGCTTGTAATGGCCATGTATGGAAAGACGATAACCAAATTACAGAAATAACTAGCTCAAAGCGTTATGGACTAGAACCAAAAATAATCATGCGAGTTGAGGAAGTGATTTAATGCAACAACAAGCATATATAAACGCAACGATTGATATAAGGATACCTACAGAAGTTGAATATCAGCATTTCGATGATGTGGATAAAGAAAAAGAAATGCTAGCAGATTACTTATATAACAATCCTGGCGAAATACTAGAGTATGACAATTTAAAAATTAGAAATGTAAATGTAGAGGTGGAATAAATGGCGGGCATAAAAACGAAAGTGAGAATAGACGGTAAATTGATGACGCTTATTGATGTATCGGATAAATACGACATCAAAGTATCGACATTGATTACTAGGTACGACAGAGGGGCGAGGGGGAAAGATTTAATACAAAATGTAGTAAAGCCTAAGAAAGTAAAGGTTGACGGCAAAATGATGACTGTTAGCGAAATAGTTAAAAAGTACAACCTAAGCAAAGGACTAATTAATTACAGGATAGCAAAAGGGCTAACGGGCGATGCGCTTATTGCGCCACCACAAGAAAAACCCCCTTCTAAATACACTGAATATGAAAATGAGCAGATGAAAAAGAAAGGGCTCACGCCTGAAATAGTTAGAAACAGAGTTGCGAAGGGTTGGGAGATGTCAGAAGCAATTGATGCACCTTTCGGCATGAAGCTAAACGACTATAGAGAAATACAAATAACAAAAACTTTGGAGCGAGAGCGTGAAATGGCTAGGCAACGACGTAAAGAGGCAGAGCTAAGAAGAAAGAAGCCACATTTATTTGATGTACCACAAAAACATTCACGTGATCCGTACTGGTTCGATGTCACTTATAACCAAATGTTCAAGAAATGGCAGGAAGCATAAATGCCTAAAACCGATAGCGCATGTAAAGAATACTTAAACCAATTTTTCGGATCTAAGAGATATCTGTATCAGGATAACGAACGAGTGGCACATATCCATGTAGTGAATGGCACTTATTACTTTCACGGGCATATCGTGCCAGGTTGGCAAAGCGTTAAAAAGACATTTGATACTGCTGAAGAGCTCGAAATATATATAAAGCAACATGGTTTGGAATACGAGGAACAGAAGCAACTAACTTTATTTTAGAGGAGATATAAAAATGAAAATCAAATTTAAAAAAGAAATGACATTAGATGAATTAATTAAGTGGGCATGGGAGAACCCTGAATTAGTAAGAGGAGAGAAATTTTATGCGCAAGGCAAGAGTAATGAAACATATGTGTATTTCCATCTTTACGACGGAAGAAAGTGCATCTTAAGAGAATATATATCAGCCGATGACACTTTTGAAGTCGAATATGAAGAGGAAATCACGGAAGAAACTGTAATACCGAAGTTAGTAAAAATGTACAAAGACGGAAAAATGTCCGTTTACAATGACTATTCGATTAAGCGTTCTTTGCTTTATTCCCCTAAAGCATACTATATCTTAAACGACGACCTAACTATGACGTTAATCTGGAAAGATGGGGAGTTGGTAGAATGATGCAAACCTATAAAGTAAGTCTTTGTATCAAGTTCTTAGCGTCTAAATGTAATTATAAATTAAAAAAGCATTATTTTGTGCAAAGTACGAATGAGGAAGAAGCCACGAATACGGTATTAAAACTGACTCGTAAAAAGCTCCCGTTCCAAACTGCAAGCATAGAGGTCGAAAAAGTGGAGGTAGTAGTATGATGCCGAAATATCGAGTGTGGGACGAATATACAGGAAGAATACACGATGTTGTAGGATTCGACTTCATTGAGACTGAAGTTCACTATGAAAACTACGCGGAAGCAGAAGCTTTAATACATGCAAGAGATTTTAAAGATGTAGAACTTATGCAAAGTACAGGACTTAAAGACAAAAACAACAACGAAATATATGCGGGAGATATAGTTGAGTTCGATATTTCCGTTGCATACGAATATGACATATTAAACAAAGCTATAGTTACGATGTCAAATGTTGGTGGTGTTAAGCCTACTCTTTTCACGATGGAAGAATGCGGTGACGTAGTTGAATGGTCGTATTTTGAAAAAGATATAGATGAATTGGATTTCTTCGATGATTGCAAGGTTGTTGGGAATATTTACGAAACACCGCATTTATTATGAGAGGAGAGATAGAATGAACTATGAAACAGGGTTCCAACTAGGTGTAATGGAAGCTAGGTTGAAGGATATGAGAAAACAACGTGATGCGTGCAAGAAGCAACGTGATGAGCTTATCGTGGATATAGGTAAGTTAAGAGAAAAGCAAAAAGCATTTGATGAGATAGATAATCTGATTTATGAAGTATTCGAAATGATGAATTGCTTTAAATGCAGTTTTATCAATGAAAATAAAGAGCTTATCCTCGATGGAGAATCAAATATTTTCTTTTCACTAAAAGATTGCGCTAACAAATTAGATTTAGTTGTTAAATTTATTCATTGGGTTAGCAGATGTTGTATTGAAAATATATCTCCTAAAAGAACACAGGTATTTTTACAAACAGGTTTCGAACAGTATATTGGCAAACATTTAACAGAAAAGGATTACGAATACATGTATAGATGCTTTGGCAACGGATTAAATAGTGATGGCGCATATAGTTATGCCAGAAGATTATTAAATATTCCGGAGGGGATACAATGACACGACCTACTAGAGAGGAATTGTTAAGTTACTTTAAAAAATATGGAGTAGAGAGAGTAGACTCTATTACTGGCGAAGAAAGTGCAATACATTATTTTAGAACTAAGGCGTTTTACTATAGAGAAGAAAACAAAAAACTTTCTGAAAATATCTATAAACTAGAAAAACGCAACAAAGAGCTAGAGAAGAAAGCGAGCGCATGGGATAGGTATTGCAAGAGTGTCGAAAAAAGATTTAATAAACGAATTCGGCAACGATGATGAAAGAGTTAAATTTGGAATGGAATTAAACAATAAAATTTTTATGGAGGAAGACGCAAATGAATAACCGCGAACAAATCGAACAATCAGTTATTAGTGCTAGCGCGTATAACGGCAATGACACAGAGGGATTATTAAAAGAGATTGAGGACGTGTATAAGAAAGCGCAAGCGTTTGATGAAATACTTGAGGGTTTACCTAATGCTATGCAAGATGCAATCAAAGAAGATATTGGTCTTGATGAAGCAGTAGGAATTATGACGGGTCAAGTTGTCTATAAATATGAGGAGGAGCAGGAAAATGACTAACACATTAACAATTGATCAGTTACAAGAGTTATTACAAATACAAAAGGACTTTGACGATAGAATACCAACACTAAATTTACGAGATAGCAAGATTGCGTATGTGGTTGAATTCTTTGAATGGTTTAACACATTGGAAACGTTCAAGAATTGGAAGAAGAAACCAGGTAAACCGTTAGACGTACAGCTAGACGAGTTAGCAGACATGTTAGCGTTTGGATTGAGTATTGCTAATCAACAAGCAGATAACATGGAAGAAATTTTGGGTTATTTAGATGACGGAGATTTTAACGACTATATAGAACGAGTTGAAATCGATTTTAACGATAGTGATGTAGTAGATGAATTTATGTCAACTATAGATGAAATGTATGAAAGTCCATATAGTAGCAACTTATTTTTACCGTTTGCATTAGCGAACAACTACTACACTATCGATCAACTCATTGACGCATACAAAAAGAAAATGAAAAGGAACCACGAAAGACAAGATGGAACAGCAGACGCAGGGAAAGGATACGTATAAAGACATATTAGATCGGGTCAAGGAGGTTTTGGGGAAGTGACACAATACTTAGTCACAACATTCAAAGATTCAACAGGACTACCACATGAACATATTACTGTGGCTAGAGATAATCAGACGTTTACAGTTGTTGAGGCAGAGAGTAAAGAAGAAGCGAAAGAAAAGTACGAGGCACAAGTTAAAAGAGATGCAATTATTAAATTAGGTCAGTTGTTTGAAAATATAAGGGAGTGTGGGAAATGATTAAGCAAATACTAAGATTATTATTCTTACTAGCAATGTATGAGCTAGGTAAGTATGTAACTGAGCAAGTATATATTATGATGACGGCTAATGATGATGTAGAGGCGCCGAGTGACTTCGCAAAGTTGAGAGATCAGTCTGATTTGATGAGGGCGGAGGTGTCAGAGTAGATGATGTGGTTAGTCATAGCAATTATATTACTAGTCATCTTATTGTTTGGTGTGATGTTGCAAGCTGAACAGTTAAAAGGCGATGTGAAAGTTAAAGAGCGAGAGATAGAGATATTAAGAAGTAGATTGAGACACTTTGAAGATTAACGGGGGTTAAACAAATGAGTTTGAGAAAATCAACGCAAAGATATTTAGAAAGTGAATTAAGCAATTACAATTACTTCGATAAAGATATAGCGCGTGTAAGAGATGAAGTTTTAAACCCGTGGAGTCAACAAGATACTAATATCGGTGGAGATAGGGTGCAAAGCAATGTAAGTGTAACTGAAATAAAAGCTATTAGAGTTGTTAATGATAGAAGATTATCGCAATTGGCCAGAATGAAATCGGCTATAGAGGTTGTATATAATCATAGCACTACAGAAACTCAAAAACTTATGGAACTTTATTATTTTAAAAAGCCTAGAACATTAAATTTAACTGGTGTAGCTCAAGAAATAAATGTAAGTAAATCTACCGCTTATGATATGAGGAAAGATATTTTAGTTAGGTTAGCTGATGAATTAGGTATAATACATTAAGTTTGGAAAAAGTCTGGAAAAATAACGTCACTTTCGGTGTTAATATGATAGCGTAAGATATTGACTATCTTACTGCGTTTCCCTTATCGCAATTAGGAATAAAGGATCTATGTGGGTTGGCTGATTATAGCCAATCCCTTTTTTAATTTTAAAAAGCGTATAGCGCGAGAGTTGGTGGTAAATGAAATGAACGAAAAACAAAAGAGATTCGCAGATGAATATATAATGAATGGATGTAATGGTAAAAAAGCAGCAATTTCAGCAGGTTATAGTAAGAAAACAGCAGAGTCTTTAGCAAGTCGATTGTTAAGAAATGTTAATGTTTCGGAATATATTAAAGAACGATTAGAACAGATACAAGAAGAGCGTTTAATGAGTATTACAGAAGCTTTAGCGTTATCTGCTTCTATTGCTAGAGGAGAACCTCAAGAGGCTTACAGTAAGAAATATGACCATTTAAACGATGAAGTGGAAAAAGAGGTTACTTACACAATCACACCAACTTTTGAAGAGCGTCAGAGATCTATTGACCACATACTAAAAGTACATGGTGCGTATATCGATAAAAAAGAAATTACTCAGAAGAATATTGAGATTAATATTGGTGAGTACGATGACGAAAGTTAAATTAAACTTTAACAAACCATCTAATGTTTTCAACAGAAACATATTCGAAATACTAACCAATTACGATAACTTCACTGAAGTACATTACGGTGGAGGTTCGAGCGGTAAGTCTCACGGCGTTATACAAAAAGTTGTACTTAAAGCATTGCAAGACTGGAAATATCCTAGGCGTATACTATGGCTTAGAAAAGTCCAATCAACAATTAAAGATAGTTTATTCGAAGATGTCAAAGATTGTTTGATAAACTTCGGTATTTGGGACATGTGCCTTTGGAATAAGACTGATAACAAAGTTGAATTGCCAAACGGCGCAGTTTTTTTGTTTAAAGGATTAGATAACCCAGAGAAAATAAAGTCGATAAAAGGCATATCAGACATAGTAATGGAAGAGGCTTCTGAATTCACACTAAATGATTACACGCAATTAACGTTGCGTTTGAGGGAGCGTAAACACGTGAATAAGCAAATATTTTTGATGTTTAACCCAGTATCTAAACTGAATTGGGTTTATAAGTATTTCTTTGAACATGGTGAACCAATGGAAAATGTCATGATTAGACAATCTAGTTATCGAGATAATAAGTTTCTTGATGAAATGACACGACAAAACTTAGAGTTGTTAGCAAATCGTAATCCAGCATATTACAAAATTTATGCGTTAGGTGAATTTGCTACACTAGACAAATTGGTTTTCCCTAAGTATGAAAAACGTTTAATAAATAAAGATGAGTTAAGACATTTACCTTCTTATTTTGGATTGGACTTTGGATACGTTAATGATCCTAGTGCTTTTATACATTCTAAAATAGATGTAAAGAAAAAGAAGTTATACATCATTGAAGAGTATGTTAAACAAGGTATGCTGAATGATGAAATAGCTAATGTCATAAAGCAACTTGGTTATGCTAAAGAAGAAATTACAGCAGATAGTGCAGAACAAAAAAGTATAGCTGAATTAAGGAATCTAGGGCTTAAAAGGATTTTACCAACCAAAAAAGGGAAGGGCTCGGTTGTACAAGGGTTACAATTCTTAATGCAATTTGAAATCATTGTTGATGAACGTTGTTTCAAGACTATTGAAGAGTTTGACAACTACACATGGCAAAAGGACAAAGATACAGGTGAATATACTAATGAACCAGTAGATACATACAATCATTGTATCGATTCGCTGCGTTATTCTGTGGAACGATTCTACAGACCAGTTAGAAAACGTACAAATGTAGGTTCGAAAGTTGACACAATAAAATCTCTAGGATTATAGGAGGGAACAAATGTTAAAAGTAAACGAATTTGAAACAGATACAGATCTACGGGGAAACATAAATTACTTATTTAATGATGAAGCCAATGTTGTTTACACATATGACGGGACGGAATCCGATTTATTACAAAACGTTAATGAAGTAAGTAAATACATTGAACATCACATGGATTACCAACGACCTAGATTGAAAGTGTTAAGTGATTATTACGAAGGTAAAACTAAGAACTTAGTTGAGTTAACACGACGCAAAGAAGAGTACATGGCAGATAACCGTGTAGCGCATGATTACGCATCTTATATTAGCGATTTTATCAACGGCTATTTCTTGGGTAATCCAATTCAATATCAAGATGATGACAAAGATGTATTAGAAGCTATTGAGGCGTTCAATGATTTAAATGATGTTGAGTCACACAATAGATCTTTAGGATTAGATTTGTCAATTTATGGCAAAGCTTATGAGTTAATGATTAGAAACCAAGATGATGAAACGCGTTTATACAAGAGTGATGCAATGAGTACTTTTGTCATATACGACAATACAATTGAACGTAATAGTATCGCAGGCGTTAGATATTTAAGAACTAAACCAATAGACAAGACTGACGAAGATGAAGTGTTTACAGTTGATTTATTCACTTCACACGGTGTTTATAGATATCTTACCAGTAGAACAAATGGATTGAAGCTCACACCACGTGAAAACGGTTTTGAATCACACTCTTTCGAACGTATGCCTATTACAGAATTTAGCAACAACGAAAGAAGAAAAGGGGATTATGAGAAAGTAATCACTTTAATTGATTTGTATGATAATGCTGAATCAGATACTGCTAACTATATGAGTGATTTAAATGACGCTATGTTACTTATTAAAGGTAATTTAAATTTAGATCCTGTAGAAGTTAGAAAACAAAAGGAAGCTAACGTGTTATTTTTAGAACCGACTGTTTATGCTGATAGCGAAGGTAGAGAAACAGAAGGCTCTGTTGATGGTGGTTATATTTATAAGCAATACGATGTACAAGGTACCGAAGCTTATAAAGACCGTTTAAACAGTGATATACACATGTTTACCAACACGCCTAACATGAAAGATGATAACTTTAGCGGCACTCAATCGGGCGAGGCAATGAAATACAAATTATTCGGATTAGAACAACGTACTAAAACTAAAGAAGGATTGTTCACTAAAGGACTAAGACGTCGTGCTAAGTTGTTAGAGACAATACTAAAAAATACACGGTCAATTGACGTAAGCAAAGATTTTAATACTGTTAGATACGTATACAACAGAAACTTACCTAAGTCGTTAATTGAAGAATTAAAGGCTTATATTGATTCTGGTGGGAAGATTAGTCAAACAACTTTAATGTCTCTATTCTCTTTCTTCCAAGACCCTGAATTAGAAGTTAAGAAAATCGAAGAAGACGAGAAAGAATCTATTAAAAAAGCTCAAAAAAATATGTATCAAGACCCTAGAAACATCAATGACGATGAACAAGACGATAGCACAAAAGATTCTATCGATAAAAAGGAATGATTGTAATTGCCTAACAAAAACACTCAAGAATATTGGGAAGAACGCGGACGCAAAGCAATCGAGAATGAGTTGAAGCGGGATAAAAGTAAAGCTGAAGAAATAGAACGTATATTGAATATGATGATTAAGCGCATTGAAAAAGAAATCAATGCGTTTATTGTTAAGTACGGAGATTTTGCAGGCGTTACATTACAAGAAGCAAAAAAGATTATCGATGAGTTCGATGTAAAAGCATTTCAAGAAGAAGCAAAAAGATTGGTCGAAAACAAGGACTTTAGCGATAGAGCAAATGAAGAATTAAAGAAGTATAACACTAAGATGTATGTATCTAGAGAACAGATGTTAAAGATTCAAATAGAATTCTTAATTGCTTATGCAACAGCTCAAACAGAATTATCGATGAGGGAATATTTCGAATCAACAGCTTATCGTGTGTTCAGTGATCAAGCGGGTATTTTAGGTGAAGGTGTACAAGTAGCTAAAGAAGTTATAGATACAATCGTTGATACACAATTTCATGGTGTCGTTTGGTCAGAGCGATTATGGACTAATACCGAAGCAATGAAACAAGAAGTAGAAGAAATAATTGCTAATGTAGTTATTAGAGGTCGACATCCTAATGAATATGTTAAAGATATGCGCAAGCACTTAAATAAATTCGAAGGCACAGCACGACAAAAGACCGCAGCAATTAAATCATTGCTTTATACGGAATCGGCACGTGTTCACGCACAATCAAGCATTGACAGCATGAAAGAAATTTCACCGGAAGGATATTATATGTATATTGCAAAAATCGATAATAGAACAACTAAAGTATGCAAAGGGCTTAATGGAGAAATATTCAAAGTTAAAGACGCTAAAATTGGTGTTAATTTCTATCCTATGCATATCAATTGTCGTTCAGATTGCGCTTTACTACCTAAATCCATGTGGCCGAAAAAACCAAGCAAGAAACGAAAAACAAAATACTTCGGAGGGAAAGTGAAAAGCGGTGATTGATTTGAAAGTGAAGGTTTTTAAAGGAAAGTTAGCTTTATATGATAGTAAATTAAATATTTGGAGGATATTAATATGAGTAATACTGACAAATACCTTAGAGACATAGCAAGCGAGTTAAAAGGTATACGTAAAGAGTTACAAAAGCAAAACGCAACAGTTTTTGTTGATACCAAAGTAGACGGCGAAAAGTTGAAAGTATTAACCAACGAACCTCTCTTTTAATAGCTGACACTTAATTGTGTTGGCTATTTTTTATGTCCAAAACGTGCTGATGACATAAAAAGCACGCATGGAAAAACAGTCGACAGACTATAAATGGAGGTATATCTCATGGAAGAAAATAAACTTAAGTTTAATTTGCAATTTTTTGCAGACCAATCAGATGATCCAGACGAACCAGGTGGAGATGGTAAAAAAGGAAATCCTGATAAGAAAGAAAATGACAAAGGTACTGAAATAACTTTCACGCCAGAGCAACAAAAGAAAGTTGATGAAATACTTGAACGTCGTGTAGCTCAAGAAAAGAAAAAAGCTGATGAGTATGCAAAAGAAAAAGCTGCAGAAGCTGCTAAAGAAGCTGTTAAATTAGCGAAAATGAACAAGGATCAAAAAGATGAATATGAACGCGAACAAATGGAAAAAGAGCTGGAGCAATTACGCTCAGAAAAACAATTAAATGAAATGCGTTCAGAAGCAAGGAAAATGTTAAGCGAAGCGGAAGTTGATTCATCAGATGAGGTTGTTAATTTAGTTGTAACAGATACTGCTGAACAAACTAAATTGAATGTTGAAGCTTTTTCTAATGCAGTAAAAAAAGCGGTTAATGAAGCGGTTAAGGTTAACGCTAGACAATCACCATTGACTGGTGGGGATTCATTTAATCATACGGCAAAAAACAAAACTCAAAACTTGGCTGAAATTGCTAAACAAAAAAGAATTATTAAAAATTAACGGAGGCATTTAAATGGAACAAACACAAAAATTAAAATTAAATTTGCAACATTTTGCGAGTAACAATGTTAAACCGCAAGTATTTAACCCTGATAATGTAATGATGCACGAAAAGAAAGATGGTACGTTGTTAAACGACTTTACAACACCTATCTTACAAGAGGTTATGGAAAACTCAAAAATCATGCAATTAGGTAAGTACGAACCAATGGAAGGTACTGAGAAGAAGTTTACTTTTTGGGCTGATAAACCAGGTGCTTACTGGGTAGGTGAAGGTCAAAAAATCGAAACGTCTAAGGCTACTTGGGTTAATGCTACAATGAGAGCGTTTAAATTAGGGGTTATCTTACCTGTAACAAAAGAATTCTTGAATTACACTTATTCACAATTCTTTGAAGAAATGAAACCTATGATTGCTGAAGCTTTCTATAAAAAGTTTGACGAGGCAGGTATTTTGAATCAAGGTAACAATCCATTCGGTAAATCAATTGCGCAATCAATTGAAAAAACTAATAAGGTTATTAAAGGTGACTTCACACAAGATAACATTATTGATTTAGAGGCATTACTTGAAGATGACGAATTAGAAGCAAATGCGTTTATCTCAAAAACACAAAACAGAAGCTTGTTACGTAAAATTGTAGATCCTGAAACGAAAGAACGTATTTATGACCGTAACAGTGATTCGTTAGATGGTCTACCTGTGGTTAACCTTAAATCAAGCAACTTAAAACGTGGTGAGTTAATCACTGGTGATTTCGATAAGTTGATTTACGGTATCCCTCAATTAATTGAATACAAAATCGATGAAACTGCACAATTATCTACAGTCAAAAATGAAGATGGAACACCTGTAAACTTGTTTGAACAAGACATGGTGGCATTACGTGCAACTATGCATGTAGCATTGCATATCGCTGATGATAAAGCGTTTGCTAAGTTAGTTCCTGCTGATGCAAAACCATCTTCAAATCCAGGAGAAGTTTAATAAATAATTAGGAGTGGTAACATGCCCGAAATCATTGGAATTGTTAAAGTAGATTTTACAGATTTAGAAGATAACAGACATGTCTATATGAAAGGGCATGTCTACCCTCGAAAAGGTTATGATCCTACAGATGAACGTATCAAAGCTTTAGCTAGTGTTGAAAATAAACGCAACGAACAAATGATTTACATTGTAAATGACAAATTAACCAAAAAAGAACTTGTCGAAATAGCAAGTGTTGCTGGCTTACAAGTTGATGAAAAACAAACAAAAGCTGAAATTATCAATGCTTTTGAGTCACTAGAGTAGGTGGTTATATGACTACGCTAGCTGATGTAAAAAAACGTATTGGTCTTAAAGATGAAAAGCAAGATGAACAATTAGAGGAAATTATAAAAAGTTGTGAAAGCCAGTTGTTATCAATGTTACCTATTGAAGTTGAACAAATACCGGAAAGGTTTAGTTACATGATTAAAGAAGTTGCAGTTAAACGCTACAACAGGATTGGTGCTGAAGGTATGACATCAGAAGCGGTTGACGGACGTAGCAATGCGTATGAATTGAACGATTTCAAGGAGTATGAAGCTATTATTGATAATTACTTTAATGCTAGAACGAGAACTAAAAAAGGAAAGGCTGTGTTTTTTTGAGATATGAAGATAGAGCCGTCTTTCAATCAGAACAAGCAGCAACTTACAATCCTAAAACTAGCAAAAAAGAAAACGCACTAATCACTTATGATGCGATACCATGCAATATTAACCCCATTTCTAGAGCAAGAAAGCAACTTGAATTTGGCGATGTAAAAAACGATGTAAGTGTCCTGAGGATAAAAGAATCAATATCTTACCCTGTTAGCCACGTGTTGGTTAATGGCATTCGCTACAAGATAGTTGATACAAGGATATACAGACACGAAACGTCATATTATATCGAAGAGGTCAATTGATGAATATAGATGGATTAGACGCACTGTTAAACCAATTTCACGATATGAAAACCAACATTGATGATGATGTAGATGATATTTTACAGGAAAACGCCAAAGAATATGTAGTACGAGCTAAATTGAAAGCTAGAGAAGTAATGAATAAGGGTTATTGGACTGGTAATTTATCACGCAATATCAGATATAAAAAAACTGGCGATTTGCAATACACTATCACATCGCATGCAGCTTATAGTGGTTTCTTAGAGTTTGGTACTCGATACATGGAGGCAGAACCTTTTATGTGGCCAGTATATGAGGTAATAAGAAAATCGACTGTAGAAGAGTTGAAAGCGTTGTTTGAATAGGAGATAAAAGCATGACACCAAACTTACAACTTTATAATAAGGCGTTTGAAACGCTACAAGGATATGGATTCCCTGTTATTTCTCGTAAAGAGATGCAACAAGAGGTTCCGTATCCTTTTTTTGTAATAAAAATGCCGGAGTCAAACAGAAGTAAATACACGTTTGATAGTTATTCTGGTGACACGAATTTAGTTATTGATATTTGGAGTGTAAGTGATGATTTAGGACATCATGACGGACTTGTTAAAAGATGTATTGATGATTTAACACCTAGCGTTAAAACAAACGATTATGACTTTGAAGAAGATGATACTAACATCACACAGTTAGTTGATGATACTACCAATCAAGAATTGCTACACACATCAGTAACGATATCTTACAAAACATTTTAAAAAACGGAGGAATATTGAATGGCAAATATGAAAAATAGTAATGATCGTATTATTTTATTTAGAAAAGCTGGCGAAAAAGTAGATGCTACTAAAATGCTTTTTTTAACTGAATACGGCTTATCACATGAAGCTGATACAGATACAGAGGATACAATGGACGGTTCTTATAACACTGGTGGTTCTGTTGAGTCAACAATGTCTGGTACTGCTAAAATGTTTTATGGTGACGATTTTGCAGATGAAATTGAAGATGCGGTTTTAGATCGCGTATTGTATGAAGCTTGGGAAGTTGAAAGTAGAATACCAGGAAAAAATGGAGATGCTACTAAATTTAAAGCGAAATATTTCCAAGGTTTCCACAATAAATTTGAATTAAAAGCAGAAGCTAACGGTATTGATGAATATGAATATGAATATGGAGTGAATGGTCGTTTCCAACGTGGATTTGCAACACTACCTGAGGCTGTAACAAAGAAACTTAAGGCGACTGGATACAGATTCCACGACACTACAAAAGCAGATGCGTTAACTAGCGAAGATTTAACAGCAATTCCACAACCTAAAGTAGATTCACCACCAGTTGCACCAAGAGAGGTATAAAAATAGGGCGTTAAGCCCTTTTTATTTTGTTTAAATTAATCATGAATGGAGATTTTAAGTTATGAATGTAGAAATTAACGGAAAGTCATTAGAATTAAGTTTTGGTTTTAAATTTTTAAGAGAAATCGATAACCGATTAGGTTTAAAAGTTGAACAAGCGTCTATCGGTCAAGGTGTATCAATGTTGCCATTAGGTTTAGAAAGTGGAAATCCTGTAGTGATTGGCGAAGTTTTAATTGCAGCTACATCTCACTTGAAAAAACAAGCAATTACTATTAATAACATTGATGAAGCACTAGACGAAATCGCAGAAAATATTGGGCTAGAAGAATTCGGTTCAGATATTTTAACGGAGTTGGGAAAGCGACCTATGACCCGAAACCTAGTCGAAGTAGTGGAAGCGGAAGAGAAACCAGCGGAAGCATAATAACTTACGACAGAATCGTTATCACTTGTATGTCAACACTTGGTATTCCAGATTTAAATGTTATCGAGCAAATGACATTAACAGAATATAACTATCGAATGTATGCGAAAGAATATGAAATGCTAACCCAAGAATTCGAACGTTACAAACTTGCGTTTGCTATTCGTGACGCAGCAGCTACTAAAAACGTTGGTACAGAAAATAAACCTAAAGAGGAATATGTTTTTAACAACGCAAACGACGTATTGCCTTATGAAGAAAACATACAACGACTCAATGAAGGTAAAGATATAAGGTTTAGTAGTGAACGTGATGAATACGAACCACAAAATAATGAATTCTTTAAAGTTATAGCAGAATTTAATAAGCAATAGAAAGAGAGGTGTTAATGTGACGGAATATAAAATTAAAGCGACTATTGAAGCTAGTGTAGCCAAATTCAAAAGGCAAATTGATAGTGCGGTTAAGTCTGTGCAAAGATTTAAACGAGTAGCAGATCAAACTAAAGATGTTGAATTAAACGCTAACGATAAAAAATTACAAAAATCTATCAAAGTTGCTAAAAAGTCTTTAGATGCCTTTAGTAACAAAAATGTAAAAGCTAAATTAGATGCTAGTATACAAGATTTACAACAAAAGGTACTAGAATCGAATTTTGAACTAGACAAACTAAACTCTAAAGAAGTTACACCAGAAGTTAAGTTACAAAAACAAAAGTTAACTAAAGATATCTCTGAAGCAGAAGCTAAGTTATCAGAACTAGAAAAGAAACGTGTCAATATTGACGTCAATGCTGATAACAGTAAATTCAATCGAGTGTTAAAAGTATCTAAAGCTAGTCTTGAAGCTTTAAATAGGTCTAAAGCCAAAGCTATTTTAGATGTAGACAACAGTGTTGCTAATTCTAAAATCAAACGCACTAAAGAAGAGCTTAAAAGTATTCCGAACAAAACTAGATCTCGACTAGATGTAGATACAGGGCTTTCTATACCAACTATTTATGCGTTTAAAAAATCATTAGACGCATTGCCAAACAAAAAAACAACAAAGGTAGATGTCGATACTAATGGTTTAAAGAAAGTTTATGCCTACATAATAAAAGCAAACGACAATTTCCAAAGACAGATGGGGAATTTAGCTAATATGTTCCGTGTGTTCGGTACTGTAGGTTCTAATATGGTTGGTGGATTACTTACATCATCTTTTAGTATCTTAATACCTGTAATAGCGAGCGTAGTACCTGTAGTATTTGCGCTATTAAACGCTATCAAAGTGTTAACTGGCGGTGTACTTGCTTTAGGTGGTGCGGTAGCAATAGCCGGCGCTGGCTTTGTAGCATTTGGCGCAATGGCAATCAGCGCTATAAAGATGCTTAATGATGGCACTTTACAAGCTAGCTCAGCAACAAACGAATACAAAAAAGCTTTAGATGGCGTAAAGTCAGCATGGACTGATATTATAAAGCAAAATCAATCCGCTATCTTCACAACTCTTGCAAATGGTTTAAATACTGTTAAAACTGCAATGCAGAGCTTACAACCGTTTTTTAGTGGTATTTCAAGAGGAATGGAAGAGGCGTCTCAAAGTGTACTTAAATGGGCTCAAAATAGCGGTGTAGCATCAAGATTCTTCAACATGATGAATACAACGGGTGTTTCGGTATTTAACAAGCTATTAAGTGCTGCAGGAGGTTTTGGTGACGGGTTAGTTAATGTGTTCACGCAATTAGCACCACTGTTTCAATGGTCGGCTGATTGGTTGGATAGATTAGGTCAATCATTCTCTAATTGGGCTAATAGTGCAGCTGGAGAAAATTCGATTACTCGTTTTATTGAATACACAAAAACAAATTTACCTATCATTGGTAATATTTTTAAAAATGTTTTCGCTGGAATTAACAATTTGATGAATGCATTCAGCGGATCATCAACTGGCATATTCCAATCTCTTGAACAAATGACAGCTAAGTTTAGGGAATGGTCTGAACAAGTAGGACAATCTCAAGGGTTTAAAGACTTTGTCAGTTATATACAAACAAATGGACCACTAATAATGCAATTGATTGGAAACATCGCAAGAGGATTAGTTGCATTCGCAACAGCAATGGCTCCTATAGCTAGTGCAGTATTACGCGTTGCAGTTGCAATAACTGGTTGGATAGCTAACTTGTTTGAGGCGCATCCAGCTACAGCACAATTAGTTGGTGTCATTATAACTTTAGTTGGTGCATTTAGATTTTTAATACCGATTATTCTTGCTGTATCTAACTTTATGGGTGGAGGATTAATAGGTAGGATCATTGCATTAGTAAGTAAGTTCGGTTTATTAAGAGCGGGATTAACAATTTTAAAAGGTGCGTTCATGTTATTAAAAGGACCATTAAAAATTATATCAGTTATATTCCAATTGTTATTCGGTAAGATTGGATTAATTAGAAATGCTATCACAGGACTAGTAACTGTGTTTGGTATTTTAGGTGGTCCAATAACAATAGTTATTGGTGTAATCGCTGCATTAATAGCTATATTCGTTTTATTGTGGAATAAAAATGAAGGATTCAGAAACTTTATTATAAATGCTTGGAATGCGATAAAAACGTTTATGGTTACAGTTTGGAATGTGTTGAAAACTGTAGCTTCGGTTGTATGGAATGCTATTTTAAAAGCTATCACTACAGCAGTAACTAATGTATACAATTTTATAATGATTATTTGGAATCAAATAGTCGCTTATTTACAAGGGTTATGGAATGGAATTATCGCTATTGCAACAACAGTATGGAACCTTTTAGTTACAATCATCACAACTGTTTTCACGACGATAATGACAATGGTTATGACGATATGGACAGCTATTTGGACATTCTTAAGTACAATCTGGAACACGATAATTACAATCGCTACTACGATTTGGAATTTGTTAGTCACTGTAATAACTACTGTGTTTACAACAATCATGACTATCGCAATGACAATTTGGAATGCTATTTGGACGTTCTTACAAACGTTGTGGAACACTATAGTTACTGTGGCAACTAAGGTTTGGAACGCTATCACTACAGCTATATCTACTGCGTTACAAGCGGCATGGAGTTTTATTTCTAATATATGGAATACGATTTGGAGTTTCTTATCTGGTATATTAACGACGATTTGGAATAAAGTTGTAAGTATATTCACACAGGTTGTATCAACTATATCGGACAAAATGTCTCAAGCTTGGAACTTCATCGTGACTAAAGGTATGCAATGGGTATCTACTATAACAAGTACGCTAATTAACTTTGTTAATAGAGTTATTCAAGGATTCGTTAATGTTGTAAACAAAGTTAGTCAAGGTATGACAAATGCAGTAAATAAAATAAAAAGCTTTATAGGAGATTTTGTGTCTGCAGGTGCTGATATGATCCGTGGTTTAATTAGAGGTATTGGACAAATGGCTGGTCAATTAGTAGATGCAGCTAAAAATGTTGCTAAGAAAGCTTTAGATGCAGCTAAAAGTGCTTTGGGTATTCACTCACCTTCACGTGAATTCATGGATGTTGGTATGTATTCAATGCTAGGTTTCGTTAAAGGTATAGATAATCATTCAAGTAAAGTTATCCGTAATGTTTCTAATGTTGCAGATAAAGTAGTTGATGCATTTCAACCTACATTAAACGCACCTGACATTTCTAGTATTACAGGAAACTTAAGTAATTTAGGTGGAAATATAAATGCGCAAGTACAACACACACATTCTATTGAAACATCACCGAACATGAAAACTGTTAAAGTTGAATTCGATGTCAATAACGATGCGCTTACTAGTATTGTTAACGGCAGAAATGCTAAACGCAATTCTGAGTATTACTTATAAAGGAGGTTACAAATGGACATAGAATTAACAAAAAAAGATGGTACTGTAATCAAATTAAGTGAATACGGGTTTATCGTTAACGATATAGTAATTGATAGCATGCAAATCAACACAAAGTATCAAGACAAAGAAAATATGAACGGTCGTATATTAATGGGGAGCAATTATATCAGTAGAGATATAGTTGTTCCTTGTTTTTGTAAAGTTAAAAATCGTTCAGACATTGCTTATATGCGAGATATGTTGTATTCGTTAACGACAGACATAGAACCTATGTATTTACGAGAAATAAGAAGAAAAGAAGAGTTGAATTACAGGTTTACGCAACCAACTTCTGATGATTACGTGAAATTAGATAAAAACAACTTCCCGGATTATGAATATTCAAGACACGATCAACAAATTTATGTAAATGGTAAACAGTATAAAGTTATTTTTAACGGAGTTATAAACCCTAAACAAAAAGGTAATAAAGTTTCTTTTGAACTAAAATTCGAAACTACAGAATTACCATACGGTGAAAGTATTGGAACAAGCCTAGAGTTAGAAGAAAACAAAAAGGTTGGATTGTGGTCGTTTGATTTTAATATTGATTGGCATGCAGGCGGAGACAAAAGAAAGTATACATTTGAAAATTTGAGCAAAGGTACAGTTTACTATCATGGTAGTGCTCCTAACGACCAATTCAACATGTATAAAAAGATAACAATTATTTTAGGCGAAGATACAGAATCGTTTGTATGGAATTTAACGCATGCTGAAATAATGAAAATCGAAGGGATCAAACTAAAAGCTGGAGACAGAATTGTTTATGATAGCTTCCGAGTTTATAAAAACGGTGTTGAAATAAGTACCGAAACGAACATAGCCCAACCAAAATTTAAATACGGAGCTAATAAATTTGAGTTTAATCAAACGGTCCAAAAAGTTAAGTTTGATTTGAAATTTTATTATAAGTAGGTGTCAGAATGACAATAACTATTAAACCGCCTAAAGGTAATGGCACACCTGTGCCAGTAGAAACAACTTTAGTGAAAAAAGTTAATGCTGACGGTGTATTAACTTTTGATATTCTCGAAAACAAATACACCTATGAAGTTATTAACGCTATAGGGAAAAGATGGATTGTTAGTCATGTCGAAGGTGAAAACGATAAGAAAGAATATGTAATAACTGTCATTGATAGGAAATCAGAAGGCGACAGACAACTTGTTGAATGTACTGCTAGAGAGATTCCCATAGACAAGTTAATGATTGATAGGATTTATGTTAATGTAACAGGTTCTTTTACAGTAGAAAGGTATTTTAACATTGTATTTCAAGGTACTGGAATGATTTTTGAAGTCGAAGGTAAGGTTAAGTCTTCGAAGTTTGAAAATGGTGGTGAAGGCGATACAAGATTAGAAATGTTTAAAAAGGGGTTAGAACATTTCGGTTTAGAATATAAAATAACGTATGACAAAAAGAAAGATAGATATAAGTTTGTATTGACGCCTTTTGCAAATCAAAAAGCGTCTTATTTTATTTCAGATGAAGTCAATGCCAACGCTATAAAACTTGAAGAAGACGCAAGTAACTTTGCCACCTTCATTAGAGGATACGGGAGTTATTCTGGAGAAGAAACATATGAACATGCTGGACTTGTTATGGAGGCTAGAAGCGCATTAGCTGAAATATACGGTGATATACACGCAGAACCTTTTAAAGATGGTAGAGTGACTGATCAAGAAACAATGGATAAAGAATTACAATCTAGATTAAAAAAATCTTTAAAACAGTCACTATCTTTAGATTTTTTAGTTTTAAGAGAATCCTACCCCGAAGCAGACCCACAACCTGGTGACATAGTTCAAATAAAGTCTGCTATTTTGGGACTTAACGACTTAGTGCGTATAGTGGAAATTAAAACGATTAGAGATATAAATAATGTAATTGTAAAGCAAGATGTAACGCTTGGTGAATTTAATCGAGAACAACGATATATGAAGAAAGTAAATACTGCTGCTAACTATGTTTCTGGATTAAATGACGTTAACCTTTCCAACCCTAGTAAAGCGGCAGAAAACTTAAAATCTAAAGTTGCATCAATAGCTAAATCAACACTCGATTTAATGAGTAGAACTGATTTGATTGAAGATAAACAACAGAAGGTAAGCTCTAAAACTGTGACTACATCTGACGGCACTATCGTTCATGATTTTATAGATAAATCAAACATTAAAGATGTAAAAACAATTGGAACGATTGGTGATTCTGTAGCTAGAGGATCACATGCGAAAACAAATTTTACTGAAATGTTAGGCAAGAAGTTAAAAGCTAAAACGACCAACCTTGCAAGAGGTGGCGCAACAATGGCAACAGTTCCAATAGGTAAAGAAGCGGTAGAAAACAGCATTTATAGACAAGCAGAGCAAATAAGAGGAGACCTAATCATATTACAAGGTACAGATGATGACTGGTTACATGGTTATTGGGCAGGTGTACCGATAGGCACTGATAAAACGGATACAAAAACGTTTTACGGTGCCTTTTGTTCTGCAATTGAAGTTATTCGGAAAAATAATTCAACTTCAAAAATACTTGTAATGACAGCTACTAGACAATGTCCTATGAGTGGCACAACGATACGTCGTAAAGATACTGATAAAAACAAATTAGGGTTAACGTTAGAGGATTATGTCAACGCTCAGATATTGGCTTGTAGTGAATTGGATGTACCAGTATATGATGCCTATCATACAGATTATTTTAAGCCATATAATCCAGCGTTCAGAAAATCAAGTATGCCAGACGGATTGCATCCGAACGAGAGGGGTCATGAAGTTATTATGTACGAACTTATTAAAAATTATTACCAGTTTTACGGATAGAAAAGGAGGAAGACATGGATAACAAATTAATTACAGACTTAAGTAGAGTTTTCGATTACAGATATGTAGATGAAAATGAGTATAATTTCAAGCTTATTTCAGACATGCTGACTGATTTTAATTTCTCTCTTGAATATCATAGAAATAAAGAGGTATTTGCACATAATGGAGAGCAAATAAAGTATGAACATTTAAATGTTACAAGTAGCGTCTCTGACTTTTTAACATATTTAAACGGTCGATTTAGCAACATGGTACTAGGTCATAACGGCGACGGTATCAACGAAGTAAAAGACGCGCGCGTTGATAATACAGGTTATGGTCATAAGACATTGCAAGATCGTTTGTATCATGATTATTCAACACTAGATGCTTTCACTAAAAAGGTTGAGAAAGCTGTAGATGAACACTATAAAGAATATCGAGCGACAGAATACCGATTCGAACCAAAAGAGCAAGAACAGGAATTCATCACAGATTTATCGCCATATACTAACGCAGTAATGCAATCATTTTGGGTAGACCCTAGAACGAAAATTATTTATATGACGCAAGCTCGTCCAGGTAATCATTACATGTTATCTAGATTGAAGCCCAACGGACAATTTATTGATAGATTGCTTGTTAAAAACGGCGGTCACGGTACACACAATGCGTATAGATACATTGATGGAGAATTATGGATTTATTCAGCTGTATTGGACAGTAACAAAAACAACAAGTTTGTACGTTTCCAATATAGAACTGGAGAAATAACTTATGGTAATGAAATGCAAGATGTCATGCCGAATATATTTAACGACAGATATACGTCAGCGATTTATAATCCGGTAGAAAATTTAATGATTTTTAGACGTGAATATAAACCCACTGAAAGACAACTTAAGAATTCGTTGAACTTTGTTGAGGTTAGAAGTGCTGACGATATTGATAAAGGTATAGACAAAGTATTGTATCAAATGGATATACCTATGGAATACACTTCAGATACACAACCTATGCAAGGTATCACTTATGATGCAGGTATCTTATATTGGTATACAGGTGATTCGAATACAGCCAACCCTAACTACTTACAAGGTTTCGATATAAAAACAAAAGAATTGTTATTTAAACGACGTATCGATATTGGCGGTGTGAATAACAACTTTAAAGGGGATTTCCAAGAGGCTGAGGGTCTAGATATGTATTACGATCTAGAAACAGGACGTAAAGCACTTTTAATAGGGGTAACTATTGGGCCTGGTAACAACAGACATCACTCAATTTATTCTATCGGCCAAAGAGGTGTTAACCAATTCTTAAAAAACATTGCGCCTCAAGTATCAATGACTGATTCAGGCGGACGTGTTAAACCGTTACCAATACAAAACCCAGCATATCTAAGTGATATTACGGAAGTTGGTCATTACTATATCTATACGCAAGACACACAAAATGCGTTAGATTTCCCGTTACCGAAAGCGTTTAGAGATGCAGGTTGGTTCTTTGATGTACTGCCTGGTCATTATAATGGTGCGTTAAGACAAGTACTAACTAGAAACAGCACAGGTAGAAATATGCTCAAATTTGAACGTGTTATCGACATCTTTAACAAGAAAAACAACGGTTCATGGAATTTTAACCCACAAAGTGCTGGTTATTGGGAACATATCCCTAAGAGCATCACGAAATTGTCTGATTTAAAAATTGTTGGTTTAGACTTCTATATCACCACTGAAGAATCAAACCGATTTACTGATTTTCCTAAAGACTTTAAAGGTATTGCAGGTTGGATATTAGAAGTAAAATCGAATACACCAGGTAATACAACACAAGTATTAAGACGTAATAACTTCCCGTCTGCACATCAATTTTTAGTTAGAAACTTTGGTACTGGTGGCGTTGGTAAATGGAGTTTATTCGAAGGAAAGGTGGTTGAATAATGGTAGTAGATAATTTTTCGAAAGATGATAACTTAATCGAGTTACAAACAACATCACAATATAATCCGGTTATTGACACAAACATCAGTTTCTATGAATCAGATAGAGGAACTGGTGTTTTAAATTTTGCAGTAACTAAGAATAACAGACCGTTATCTATAAGTTCTGAACATGTTAAAACATCTATCGTGTTAAAAACCGATGATTATAACGTAGATAGAGGCGCTTATATTTCAGACGAATTAACGATAGTAGACGCAATTAATGGGCGTTTGCAGTATGTGATACCGAATGAATTTTTAAAACATTCAGGCAAGGTGCATGCTCAGGCATTCTTTACACAAAACGGGAGTAAAAATGTTGTTGTTGAACGTCAATTTAGCTTCAATATTGAAAATGATTTAGTTAGTGGGTTTGATGGTATAACAAAGCTTGTTTATATCAAATCTATTCAAGATACTATCGAAGCTGTCGGTAAAGACTTTAACCAATTAAAGCAAAATATGGCTGATACACAAACGTTAATAGCAAAAGTGAATGATAGTGCGACAAAAGGCATTCAACAAATCGAAATCAAGCAAAACGAAGCTATACAAGCTATTACTGCGACGCAAACTAGTGCAACACAAGCTGTTACAGCTGAAGTCGATAAAATAGTTGAAAAAGAGCAAGCGATTTTTGAACGTGTTAACGAAGTTGAACAACAAATCAATGGCGCTGACCTTGTTAAAGGTAATTCAACAACAAATTGGCAAAAGTCTAAACTTACAGATGATTACGGTAAAGCAATTGAATCGTATGAGCAGTCCATAGATAGCGTTTTAAGCGCAGTTAACACATCTAGGATTATTCATATTACTAATGCAACAGATGCGCCAGAAAAGACGGATATAGGCACGTTAGAGAAGCCTGGACAAGATGGTGTTGATGACGGTTCTTCGTTCGATGAATCAACTTATACATCAAGCAAATCTGGTGTGTTAGTTGTTTATGTTGTTGATAATAATACTGCTCGTGCAACATGGTACCCAGACGATTCAAACGATGAGTACACAAAATACAAAATCTACGGCACATGGTACCCGTTTTATAAAAAGAATGATGGAAACTTAACTAAGCAATTTGTTGAAGAAACGTCTAACAACGCTTTAAATCAAGCTAAGCAGTATGTAGATGATAAATTCGGAACAACGAGCTGGCAACAACATAAGATGACAGAGGCGAATGGTCAATCAATTCAAGTTAACTTAAATAATGCGCAAGGCGATTTGGGATATTTAACTGCTGGTAATTACTATGCAACAAGAGTGCCGGATTTACCAGGTAGCGTTGAAAGTTATGAGGGGTATTTATCTGTATTCGTTAAAGATGATACAAATAAGTTGTTTAACTTCACACCTTATAACTCTAAAAAGATTTACACACGGTCAATCACAAACGGCAGACTTGAGCCACAGTGGACGGTTCCTAATGAACATAAGTCAACGGTATTGTTCGACGGTGGCGCAAATGGTGTAGGTACAACAATCAATCTAACCGAACCGTACACAAACTATTCTATTTTGTTGGTAAGTGGAACTTATCCAGGTGGCGTTATTGAGGGATTCGGACTAACCGCATTACCTAACGCGATTCAATTGAGTAAAGCGAATGTAGTTGACTCAGACGGCAACGGTGGCGGTATTTATGAGTGCTTACTATCCAAAACAAGTAGCACTACTTTAAGAATAGATAACGATGTGTACTTTGATTTAGGTAAAACATCAGGTTCTGGAGCGAATGCCAACAAAGTTACTATAACTAAAATTATGGGGTGGAAATAATGAAAATCACAGTAAACGATAAAAACGAAGTTATCGGATTCGTTAATACTGGCGGTTTACGCAATAGTTTAGATGTAGGTGATAACAATGTGCCTATTAAATTTAAAGAAGAGTTCGAACCTAGAAAGTTTGTTTTCACTAACGGCGAAATTAAATACAATAGCAATTTCGAAAAAGAAGACGTACCGAATGCATCAAACCAACAAAGTGCGTCAGATTTAAGTGATGAGGAACTTCGCGGAATGGTTGCGAGTATGCAAATGCAGGTGGCACAAGTAAACGTATTAACAATGGAATTAGCTCAACAAAACGCTATGTTAACACAACAGTTGACTGAACTGAAAACTAACAAAACAAGTACTGAGGGGGACGTTTAAATAATGAAGATGATTTATCCAACTTTTAAAGACATTAAAACTTTTTATGTTTGGGGTTACTATAAAAACGAGCAAATTAAGTGGTACGTAGACAAGGGTTTAATCGATAAAGAAGAATACGCTTTAATCACTGGAGAAAAATATCCAGAAACAAAAGATGAAAAGTCACAGGTGTAATGCTTGTGGCTTTTTAATTTGAATAAAGTGGGTGGCATAATGTTTGGATTTACCAAACGACATGAACAAGATTGGCGTTTAACGCGATTAGAAGAAAATGATAAGACTATGTTTGAAAAATTCGACAGAATAGAAGATAGTCTTAGAGCGCAAGAAAAGATTTATGACAAATTAGATAGAAATTTTGAAGAATTAAAGCGCGACAAGGTAGAAGATGAAAAGAATAAAGAAAAGAATGCCAAGAATATTAGAGACATAAAAATGTGGATTCTAGGTTTGATAGGGACTATCTTCAGTACGATTGTCATAGCTTTACTAAGAACTATTTTTGGTATTTAAAGGAGGTGATTACCATGCTTAAAGGGATTTTAGGATATAGCTTCTGGGCGTGCTTCTGGTTTGGTAAATGTAAATAACAGTTAAGAGTCAGTGCTTCGGCACTGGCTTTTTATTTTGATTGAAATGAGGTGCATACATGGGATTACCTAATCCGAAAAATAGAAAGCCCACAGCTAGTGAAGTGGTTGAATGGGCGTTATATATCGCTAAAAACAAAATAGCTATTGATGTACCTGGTTCTGGAATGGGAGCACAATGCTGGGATTTACCTAATTATTTACTCGATAAATATTGGGGATTTAGAACATGGGGAAATGCTGATGCTATGGCTCAGAAATCTAATTATAGAGGTAGAGATTTCAAGATAATTAGAAATACAAAAGATTTTGTACCACAACCAGGCGACTGGGGTGTTTGGACTGGTGGTTGGGCAGGACATGTAAACATTGTAGTGGGACCATGCACAAAAGACTATTGGTATGGCGTAGATCAAAACTGGTATACAAATAACGCAACAGGAAGTCCGCCATATAAAATTAAGCACTCTTATCATGATGGACCAGGTGGAGGAGTTAAATATTTTGTTAGACCACCATATCATCCGGAGAAATCTACGCCGGCACCTAAACCCGAAGATGATAGTGATGATAACGAAAAAAATAATAAAAAAGTTCCAATTTGGAAAGATGTAACAACTATAAAGTACACAATTTCTAGCCAAGAAGTTAATTATCCAGAATATATTTATCACTTTATAGTAGAGGGTAATCGACGACTCGAAAAACCTAAAGGGATAATGATTAGAAACGCTCAAACAATGAGCTCGGTAGAAAGTTTATATAACAGTAGAAAGAAATATAAGCAAGATGTAGAATATCCACACTTTTATGTTGATAGACATAATATTTGGGCTCCTAGAAGAGCCGTATTTGAAGTTCCTAATGAAGCTGATTATATAGTTATAGACGTATGTGAAGATTATAGTGCGAGTAAAAACGAATTTATTTTTAACGAGATTCACGCAATGGTTGTAGCTGTAGATATGATGATCAAATATGAGATACCTCTAAGTATTGAGAATTTAAAAGTAGACTATAGTATTTGGCGTTCAATGTTGGAACATGTTAATTGGAATATGATTGACAACGGTGTTCCCCCTAAAGATAAATACGAAGCATTAGAAAAGGCATTACTTAATATATTTAAAAACAGAGAAAAAATATTAAATTCTATAACTAAACCAACAGTAACAAAATCTAGAATAAAAGTTATGGTAGATAATAAAAACGCTGATATAGCGAATGTAAGAGACTCATCACCAACAGCTAATAATGGCTCGGCATCTAAACAACCGCAGATCATAACAGAAACGAGTCCTTATACATTCAAACAAGCACTGGATAAACAAATGGCAAGAGGTAACCCGAAAAAATCTAATGCTTGGGGTTGGGCTAACGCTACACGAGCACAAACGAGCTCGGCAATGAATGTTAAACGAATATGGGAAAGTAACACACAGTGCTACCAAATGCTTAATTTAGGCAAGTATCAAGGCGTTTCAGTTAGTTCACTTAATAAGATACTTAAAGGTAAGGGGACATTGAATAATCAAGGTAAATCGTTCGCAGAAGCTTGTAAAAAGCACAACATTAATGAAATCTATTTGATCGCGCACGCTTTCTTAGAGAGTGGATATGGAACAAGTAACTTCGCTAACGGAAAAGGTGGAGTATACAACTACTTCGGTATTGGCGCTTACGACAACAATCCTAACTACGCAATGACGTTTGCTAGGAATAAAGGTTGGACATCTCCAGCAAAAGCAATCATGGGCGGTGCTAGCTTCGTAAGAAAGGATTACATCAACAAAGGGCAGAATACACTGTACAGAATCAGATGGAATCCTAAGAATCCAGCTACGCACCAATACGCTACTGCTATAGAGTGGTGCCAACATCAAGCTAGTACAATCGCTAAGCTATATAAACAAATCGGCTTAAAAGGTATCTACTTTATAAGAGATAAATATAAATAAAGAGGTGTATAAATGTACAAAATAAAAGATGTTGAAACGAGAATAAAAAATGATGGTGTTGACTTAGGTGACATTGGCTGTCGATTTTACACTGAAGATGAAAATACAGCATCTATAAGAATAGGTATCAATGACAAACAAGGTCGTATCGATCTAAAAGCACATGGCTTAACACCTAGATTACATTTGTTTATGGAAGATGGCTCTATATTCAAAAATGAGCCTCTTATTATCGACGATGTTGTAAAAGGGTTCCTTACCTACAAAATACCTAAAAAGGTTATCAAACACGCTGGTTATGTTCGCTGTAAGCTGTTTTTAGAGAAAGAAGAAGAAAAAATACATGTCGCAAACTTTTCTTTCAATATCGTTGATAGTGGTATTGAATCTGCTGTAGCAAAAGAAATCGATGTTAAATTGGTAGATGATGCTATTACGAGAATTTTAAAAGATAACGCGACAGATTTATTGAGCAAAGACTTTAAAGAGAAAATAGATAAAGATGTCATTTCTTACATCGAAAAGAATGAAAGTAGATTTAAAGGTGCGAAAGGTGATAAAGGCGAACCGGGACAACCTGGTGCGAAAGGTGATACAGGTAAAAAAGGAGAACAAGGCGCACCCGGTAAAAACGGTACTGTAGTATCAATCAATCCTGACACTAAAATGTGGCAAATTGATGGTAAAGATACAGATATCAAAGCAGAACCTGAGTTATTGGACAAAATCAATATCGCAAATGTTGAAGGGTTAGAAGATAAATTGCAAGAAGTTGAAAAAAACAAAGATACAACTCTCAACGACTCTAAAACGTATACGGATTCAAAAATTGCTGAACTAGTTGATAGCGCGCCTGAATCTATGAATACATTAAGAGAATTAGCAGAAGCAATACAAAACAACTCTATTTCAGAAAGTATATTGCAACAGATTGGCTCAAAAGTTAGTACAGAAGATTTCGAGGGATTCAAGCGATCATTAAACAGTTTGTATGCAGATAAAAATCATAGTCATACAATCAAACAGGTTGAAGGACTAGAAAATACTTTGTCAAGGAAGTCCGACATAAATCACAGACATGATGAACGTTATGTTTTATCAGCGAATGCTTTTACAAAAGAGAAAGCAGATAAACTTTATCAACCTATCGGTTCTTCACAACCAACACTGAATATTTGGACAGGCAGTGAAACAGAATATAATTATTTGTATCAAAAAGACCCTAATACACTTTACTTAATTAAGGGGTGATTTTTATGGAAGGTAATTTTAAAAATGTAAAGAAGCTTATTTACGAAGGCGAAGAATATACAAAAGTATATGCTGGAAATATCCAAGTATGGAAAAAGCCTTCATCTTTTGTAATTAAACCCTTACCTAAAAATAAATATCCGGATAGCATAGAAGATTCAACAGCAAAATGGACAATAAATGGAGTTGAACCTAATAAAAGTTATCAGGTGACAATAGAAAATGTACGTAGCGGTATAATGAGGATTTCGCAAACTAATTTAGGTTCAAGTGATTTAGGAATATCAGGAGTCAATAGCGGAGTTGCAAGTAAAAACATCAACTTTAGTAATCCTTCAGGGACGTTGTATGTCACTATAAGTGATGTTTATTCAGGATCTCCGACATTGACCATTGAATAATTTTAAATGACTAATTTTTTAGTCGTTTTTTATTTTGGATAAAAGGAGCAAACAAATGGATATTAACTGGAAATTGAGATTTAAAAATAAAGCAGTATTAACAGGTTTAGTTGGTGCATTGTTGTTATTTATCAAACAAATCACAGATTTATTCGGATTCGATTTATCAACTCAATTAAATCAAGCCAGCGCGATTATAGGTGCTATCCTCACGCTACTTACAGGGATTGGCGTTATTACTGACCCAACGTCAAAAGGTGTTGCTGATTCATCAATAGCACAGACATATCAAGCGCCTAGAGATAGTAGCAAAGAAGAACAACAAGTCACTTGGAAAACTTCACAAGATACTAGCTTAACACCGGAATTAAGTACAAAAGCACCGAAAGAGTACGACACATCACAACCATTTACAGACACCTCTAATGAAATCGGTTTTGACGTGAACGAGTATCATCACGGAGGTGGCGACAATGCAAGCAAAATTGACTAAAAAAGAGTTTATAGAGTGGTTGAAAACTTCTGAGGGAAAACAATTCAATGTGGACTTATGGTATGGATTTCAATGCTTTGATTATGCCAATGCTGGTTGGAAAGTTTTGTTTGGATTACTTCTAAAAGGTTTAGGTGCAAAAGATATACCATTTGCAAACAATTTTGATGGACTAGCTACTGTATACCAAAATACGCCGGACTTTTTGGCAAAACCCGGCGATATGGTTGTGTTCGGTAGTAATTACGGTGCAGGATACGGACACGTAGCATGGGTAATTGAAGCAACTTTAGATTATATCATTGTATATGAGCAGAATTGGCTAGGCGGTGGCTGGACTGACGGAATCGAACAACCCGGCTGGGGTTGGGAAAAAGTTACAAGACGACAACATGCTTACGATTTCCCTATGTGGTTTATCCGTCCTAACTTCAAAAGCGAAACAGCGCCACGATCAATACAATCTCCTACACAAGCACCTAAAAAAGAAACAGCTAAGCCACAACCTAAAGCAGTAGAACTTAAAATCATCAAAGATGTGGTTAAAGGTTATGACCTACCTAAGCGTGGTAGTAACCCTAAAGGTATAGTTATACACAACGACGCAGGGAGCAAAGGGGCGACTGCTGAAGCATATCGTAACGGATTAGTAAATGCACCTTTATCAAGATTAGAAGCAGGCATTGCACATAGTTACGTATCAGGTAACACAGTGTGGCAAGCCTTAGATGAATCACAAGTAGGTTGGCATACAAAAAATCAAGAAGGTAATGAACATTATTACGGCATTGAAGTGTGTCAATCAATGGGCGCAGATAATGCGACGTTTTTAAAAAATGAACAAGCAACTTTCCAAGAATGCGCTAGGTTATTAAAGAAGTGGGGATTACCAGCAAACAGAAATACAATCAGATTGCACAATGAATTTACTTCAACATCATGCCCTCATAGAAGTTCGGTTTTACACACTGGTTTTGACCCAGTAACTCGCGGTCTATTGCCAGAAGACAAGCGGTTGCAACTTAAAGACTACTTTATCAAGCAGATTAGGACGTACATGGATGGTAAAATACCGGTTGCCACTGTCTCTAATGAGTCAAGCGCTTCAAGTAATACAGTTAAACCAGTTGCAAGTGCATGGAAACGTAATAAATATGGTACTTACTACATGGAAGAAAGAGCTAGATTCACAAACGGCAATCAACCAATCACAGTAAGAAAAGTGGGGCCATTCTTATCTTGTCCAGTGGGTTATCAGTTCCAACCTGGTGGGTATTGTGATTATACAGAAGTGATGTTACAAGATGGTCATGTTTGGGTAGGATATACATGGGAGGGGCAACGTTATTACTTGCCTATTAGAACATGGAATGGTTCTGCCCCGCCTAATCAGATATTAGGTGACTTATGGGGAGAAATCAGTTAATATGTTATAATTAATATTCACCACATCATTTGGCAGGTACTTCGGTACTTGCCTATTTTTTTATGTTTAAAAATACAAATTATAAATATTTAAGCTATAATATAAGTGTAACTAAAAAAGAGGGGGCGACTAAACATGGAGCTTATTCAATTTATGAAAGATCAAGTGACGAATGGTAAAAATACTATGAATGTCAATAATGAAGAATTAGAAACCTTAAATAAACTGAAGGCTGAAGGATATCTATTGAGATTCAATTTTACATATCTGGAAGATGGCACTTATGATATAATTTTTGTACCTACTGAAAAATTTAAATATTTATAAATTTCAACCATATCTTTACTGGTATAGTTATTTTTATTCCCACACAACCAACAAAACCACCCTACCTATTAATTTAGGAGTGTGGTTAATTTAATATGTGAAGCTAAAATAACTACAAATGATACCATTTTTGATACCAAAAAGTAATAGCCTCAAAATTTCAAGAGAAATAACTTCATTTTAAATCGCATTAAATCAACGTTTCTATAAAAACAAGTCCTTAAAAACTAGTTTTTTCAATCGAAATGGAAGGTAGTATTGGATAGCTTTAAACCGCGTTGTTAAGCCATTCTTGACTTCCGAAAATGGCTATTGATACCATTTTGATACTGAATATAACAAAAAGCCACATTACTGTGGCTTTTTTTGTTTTATAACTAAATCGGATTGATAGATAAGCTTTGTACTTATTTATATCAGTTCGATTTTTTGATTGGTGTAAAAAATAATCATTGATGGTGGATAAAGCGACAACACAAATACAACATGATTGTGGCATTAGAGTGCTGGTCTTTATTAAATTAATTGAAAGCTACATCAAATATTCTTTAGATAATTCGATATTAGTTCGATTAAGATTCGTTGTATAAGTGAGTTAAAATAAGAAAACTATTAATAATATTAAGTTCACTACAGATGTTGCTAATGGACCATAAGTTTTAAAGACATCTTCACTTTTATAACCAACAATCGCATCTAAAAATTGAACTAAGATCATTGCAATGGATATAGTTATCAAAAATATAGCACTATGAATGACTAAAGAAAAAATAGCTAATAAAAATAAAGGTAAGCTTCGACTAAGTGCATAATATGCATTTATATTATGGCTAGATGCACATGCTTGAATTGAATAACCTAAACTTACACTGGCACTGATTATTGTAAATATTGCTAAAACAAAATACAT